AAAAAATCCCATGGACCCTAGAGGTGCCCCTGATTTTGGAGGTAATTGGACAACGGTTAGAAACGAAGGCTCTAATACTTGGGGCCGTAAATGGACGGGTGCACAAGACCATGAAGAGGGTAAAAAAACATGGCGAGGCTTTAATAAACCTTCTGAAACAGCAAGAGATCGTACTAACACTACTGTTGACCAGCAAATCTTTGAAGAATCTATAGAAGATCAAGCAGCAGCAGAAGCAAAGGCTGACCAGAGCGAATTTAATTACGACAAAGGTGGCTTAATAGGTAAACCTAAAAAGAAAAAGAATAAAAGCTACAAAAAAGGTGGCTACGTAACTAGCAAGAAAACTAAACAGCGAGAAAATGGCCTAGCTAGTAGGCCCTAACAAAGGAACTAACAATGTCAACAGCAGAAATGACAGTAATGGAAAAGCCTAAAATAGCAGGTTATGTAGATACAAAGTATAATAACGCTAACAAAAGGCGTATTGCAGAAGCAGAAGCTGAACTAGAGGAGCTTTCTTCTAGTGAAGAAGAAGGAGAACAACAAGTAGAAGAGGCTGTAGAAGCAAAAGAGAAAGAACCTGAGTCAGGTGAGGAGCGTACTTACAAGAAACGTTACGATGACATTCGTAAGCTGCAAAGTAATACTGCAGCAGAACTCAAAGCTATCAAAGCTCAACTTGAGAACGCTAAGGATCAGAGCGTTGTTCGTCCTCCTAAGAGTGATGAGGACATTCAAGCGTGGGCTGACAAGTATCCTGATGTGGCAGCTATCGTTGAGACTATTGCAGAAAAGAAGGCTCAAGAGAAGTTCAGCTATGCAGAGGACAGGCTCAAACAGATTGATGAGATGTCAGCAGAAGCTGATCGTAATAAGTCACTTGATTCTATTCGTGCTTCACATACTGACTTTGATGATCTTAAAGAAAGCGATGAGTTCCACGATTGGGCAGGAGAGCAGCCTAAGTGGGTACAAGATGCTTTGTATGAGAACCAAGATGATCCTCGTTCTGTAGTACGTGTTATTGATCTGTACAAGTCAGACAAAGGCCTAGATACAAAGTCCCGTAAGAGAGCAACTAAGGATGCAGCTAAGGCAGTAGTAAGCAAACGTGCTACCAAACCTGACACTGCAGACATGGATGGTTCATTTAGTGAGTCACAAGTCAAGCGTATGAATGATAAGGACTTTGAAAAGAACATGGATGCAATTATGGAATCACAGCGTACTGGAAAGTTTATCTATGATCTTTCTGGTGGAGCAAGATAAATAATTAAAATAAGTACTTGACACTCGTAGTTTATTAAGTATAACTATGGGTGTCACTATAAATACTATATAAAAGCCCTACTTTAGGTAGCCACCTTTTATTGTAGTGTACTCTCTAAGCAAAAAACATTTTAGTTAAGACTTACCTGAACAATTACAGGCCCGTTAGTATAACGCCACCCTAGAACGTACAGCCTCTTGAATCTAACTGTTTTAGCTTAATTAAACCTAAGCCAAAAACATTCAATGGAGGATATACTCATGGCTTTTACAACCGCAACGGGTTATGGAAATCTACCTAATGGTAATTTCAGCCCAATCATTTATTCCAAAAAAGTACAGCTTGCATTCCGCAAGTCTACTATCGTTGGCGATGTAACCAACTCAGACTATTTCGGTGAAATCTCTGCTCAAGGTGATACTGTTAAAATCATCAAGGAACCAGAAATTTCTGTGAATGAATATGCACGTGGCAGTAACGTCACCGCACAAGATTTGCAGGATGACGATTTCTCGTTAGTCATTGATAAGGCTAACTATTTTGCCTTTAAGATGGACGATATTGAAGAAGCGCATTCACATGTAAACTTCATGCAGCTTGCAACTGATCGTGCAGCATACCGTCTTGCTGACAACCACGACCAAGAAGTTCTTGGCTATATGTCAGGTTATGCACAGTCTACTAAACATGCAGTTGCAGGTGCCTTAAACACCACTGTCAACGGCACTAAAGCTGTAACTACTGCAGGTTCTAACGAGTTGCTATCTTCTATGCAGCTTCACAAGGGCGATTTTGGTAACATCACTACTACTTCTGCTGGCACTCACTCAATTCCTGTGACTGCACGTATGCCGGGTGCTACTTCCCTGCCAACTGCTACCGTTTCTCCTGCAATGATTATTGCTCGTATGAAGCGCTTGCTTGATCAGCAGCAAGTTGACTCACAAGGGAGATGGCTGATTGTTGATCCAGTATTCATGGAAATCCTTGCTGATGAAGATTCACGCTTCATGAACGCTGATTTTGGTGAGTCAGGTGGACTGCGTAACGGTCTTGCAGTAAGCAACTTCCACGGTTTCCGTGTTTATTCCTCATCCAATCTGCCAGCACTTGGCACTGGACCGGGAACTTCAGGTACGGCTAACCAGTTAACTAATCTGGGAGTGATCGTCGCTGGGCATGACTCTGCAGTAGCAACTGCTGAGACTATCAACAAAACAGAAACATATCGTGATCCTGACAGCTTTGCTGACATTGTTCGTGGTATGCATCTATACGGTCGTAAGATTCTTCGCCCTGAAGCAATCGTTACTGCCCGTTATAACGCAGCTTAAAGGGAGAATAGAAAATGGCTACTTATGACATGACTTCCAGTGATACTGCTGGTGTTGGGGCAAATGTTCTTGCTGTCCCAACAGTAGTTGGTAATACTGTACGAACTATTGAAGCAACTCTTGATATTGATGCAATGGTTGCCGCTGGATATTCTGGCGCAGATGGAGATATCTTCCAACTACTTGAAATCCCTGCTGGCTCAGTAATGCTGACTGCTGGTGCGGAAATAATGAAGTCTTTTACAGCGTCTTGTACTGGTGATATTGACTTTGCTGCTGGTAATGATATTATTGATACTGACGATTTGACCCAAGCTGCTGGTACATATCTTGTACTTGGTACTGCGGGTGAGACTAACGTTATCAATACTGCATCCGCATCTACATATGCTGCTGCTGCTTTGGCTCTTGTAGCTACTGCAGATACTATTGATGTACTTATTGCAGGTGCTGCACCTGCGACTGGGCGTCTACGGGTCTATGCAGTAATTGCGGATGTTTCGTCTGCTCACACTGAGGCTGCTGTTGCAGCACGTGACTTGGTGTAACTTAAAATAAAAACTTAGGGGCTGGCTACATGCTGGCCCCTTTGCTGCATCTTAAGGAAATATAATGGCATACAATTACTTAGGTTTAGTTAATGATGTTAATAGGCGTCTTAATGAAGTAGAGCTTACTTCTACTAACTTTGCTTCTTCTATTGGTGAGTATGCTATGGTCAAAGATGCAATCAATGTTGCTATAAGGTTTATTAATCAACAGGAGTTTTCTTATCCTTTTAATAGTGCTGTTAATAGTACTACAGTAACTCCCGGTGTAACTAGATATGATATACCTACTAATACTAAACTTATAGATTATAAAACTGCAAGGATTAAAAAGGACACTGATCTTAGTGTTTCTGGCAATAATCTAGGTACAATGACTTACTATGAATACATATCTAAGGACTATGCAAATCAAGAAGATGACATACAGTCTACAACTATTAACGCAGCAAGTGGATTATCAGCATCAGTAGAAACAATATCAGTTACATCTTCAACAGGTTTTAGTTCAACAGGAACTTTATATATTGGTGGTGAGCAAATAACTTACACTGGTATATTAGGTAATGATTTTACAGGATGTACTAGAGGTGCTAATAGTACTACAGCAGCAATAATTGTTGATGACGTTACTGTAACACAGTTTGACAATGGTGGTGTACCTAAATTTATTATACGTACTCCCGATAACAATTATTTACTTTATCCTTTTCCTGACAAGCAATACACAATAGGTTTTGATTACTTTACTCTCCCTACAGATTTATCTGCTTATACAGATGCCCCTAGTTTACCTGAGCAGTTTAGAACTGTGATTGTAGAGGGTGCTATGTACACAGCCTACATGTTTAGAGGTGAAACACAAGAGGCTACAATTATGAAGTCTAACTTTGAAGAGGGTATTAAGAATATGCGTACTTTGTATATTAATAGATATGATTATGTTAGCTCTACTTTAATTAATAGATCAGCATCTTCTTCTATTTCTCTTGGTAGAGTTAATTAATTAATGCCTACAAATAGAGAAACTTTCCCCGTAGAATTTAAGGGTGGCTTAATTACAAACATAAGCCCTCTACAGCAAGGTATTAACATGCCGGGTTCTGCAATTACTTTGAAGAACTTTGAGCCTTCTATTGTTGGTGGGTAC